TGACGCATCTTTGTAGTCATTCGAGAACGATGCAATCTTGCATTTGCCAGGTGGTAATACGCTTGCTGCCTCCTCCGTTGCCTTACGGCCTGCCTCGTCATTGTCGAAGAACAGGACAATCTCCTCATAACCCTGGAGCCAGGGGATAGCCCGTTGAATCGACTTCCTTGCCGAAGCGGCACCGCTAGGTAGAGAGACCATCGGCCACCCCGGCATAGCTTCCTGACAACTAGCTGCATCGAGTTCCCCTTCAGTGATAACGACTCGTTTTCCATTGGCGGGAAACAAATGTTGTCCAAAGAGGGTGCCTGGAACTGATCCTTCATAGGTGAATACTTTGTCTTTGGTCTTTACTTTACAGCCTTCAAGTACTCCAGATTCACTGAAGTAGTAGAATCTTAGGACGCTACCATCTTTGTGAATCCTGTATTGTTGGCATACTTTCTCTGAGATACGTCGTTTCTGCAGCCGTTCAGCTGAGCCACGCATCTGTATGTTGGTGGACATTTGATGAATGTGAACATCTTCTTCGGTGTGACCGTACGAATTGCACGAAAAGCAAAAAGTGTGCCCATCAGAATACAAAGAGTTTGCATCTGATGAGCCACAGTTTTCACATGCCAAGTGTCTGACGAACTCGCTTTCGGAGTGAGGCATATTCACGTGCTTGTTTGTCATGATACTCGAACCAATCCTCGATAGCTAGGTAGAAACCTTTCAAGATGTTCTCTCCTGTTGTAGGATCATCAGCTTCAACATCAGCAAGGAAGTCACTGAACTGTTCCTTGTAGAACTCAGGTGTGCCGTAAGTTAGGTTAGCCATTCAATTGGTATGGTGGTGAATGAAGTCCAAGGGAATCCATTTCTTTCTGCCCACTTAGCGTAGGTAGTTTTGGATCCCTTGTAAAGTTTGTTAAATGGTGCTTGAAAGACGAATCGAATATCTAAGTCGGGATTGCTCTTCTTCACTGCGAGCATCTTTCTCCGATCCTCGCTTGTCAGCCTCCCCTTTACTTCGAGAAAGATTCCATTCGGTAAAAGAAAGTCGGGGATGTAGTTGCATTGGAGAACATACGCAAGTTTGTGGTTTTCATATTCGTAAGGTACCTTCAAGCTTTTGAGAAGAGCAGCGACCTTCTCTTCTAAGCCTGAACGGAACATCAGAAATCGTCTTCCTCAGTATCGTTGCTGAGCGCTGTCACGTTTGGCTCAGAGGCTTTGAAGCCTTGAGTGGTACCAAACAGCGCAGCCACATCTTCAGCAGCCATATCACCAGTGTCTACACCTGCAGAAGAAGCGAGGGACACAAGCTGCACACCCACAAGCTTCAGACTAGTGCCATAGGTGACACCATCTTTGAGGATGTAGGGCTTCTGGTAGAAGGCAAGCTTCACACGACTACCAGAGTACATAGGGATGTTCTCATCAGTGATGTGTGTACCTTCAGTGTCAACCACAGGAGGCTTGCTATCTTCGTTCCAAGAGAACTTAACTTTGTACTGCCCCTCAGACACTTCTTCCCAAGGCTCAGGCTTGAGTGTAGAACGCTTCGGGTTCTTCAGTTTAGTTTCTGCCCACTTGAGAGAATCTGCTCGATCAGTTTCAAGAGCATCAACAACAGTGGAGTCAACAATAGCAGAAAGAGAGTAGCCAAATTTACTGGGCTTCATCACAGCTTGGTAACCATCAAGGACAACAGGCTGTTCAGTTTTGTGGATGGTGCGGGTCATTAACAAAAAAAGTAAGTGGAATCAATCACGGATTCTGGTTCCAGATCTCCAATGATCGGTGGATCAGTCTCTGCCTCAATCTGTTTGGCAAAGTCAGTTAGGTAATCATGCTCTGCAAATAGGTGCATGTAAGTCTCTCGCACGATTGTACTGAGTACCGACATGTCTGTAGCACGGCACAATACAGAGTCGTGTATGAGAGCAATAGGTGCGTTAAAGCGTAACGCTGCTAGGTGTAACAGGCTAGCATCAAGTGAGTGGATCAGGTTAGGAGCTGTCGCGTTCTTGTGGTGGTTCTTGTCAACCTCCTTGCTATCATCAACAGCAACAGCCAGCTGACACCTACCAAGGAGTTGAAGGTTGATTGTAACCATCTCCTTTTTCATCAACCGTTGTACTACGACAAACCCTGATGGAGTAGTCCACTCAAGTTCTGTCTTACCACGATCAATAGCTTTGGATACTTCACTCTCAATCCAAGCCATGACAGCCATAGGACCAGGAACAATAATATCCATTGCAGCTCTAACTGCTTTAACTGTAGCAGTCAACTCATCCTTGTCAATCTCTACACCCTTCTCCTTAAGTGCGTCCTTGATATACCCACGATTGGAGTAAGGTTTAGCATTGTAAGGCACGGTCATGACTACCCTTTTGACCGTCTTTCTGTCCATGTAAGGGCGGATAGATTCAGGACAGTTAGGTGTAGCTGCCTCAGCGACTACCTTGTAGGCATCCTGAGGTTTGTTACCAGGTAAGACATTGACAAGCTGTGCAGTTGATTTATCACGGGCTAGACCAGCTAGGATCTGAAGACCACTGCAAGTAGCATCTGTAGCGACAAACAAACCTGTATGAGATCGAGTACAAGCTAAGACACAAGCATAGTACTCTTCACAAGCTGCAAGGAATTGCCAAGGCTCATCAGCACTCTCCCAATCAGGAAGACGCCCAATAGGATCTAAAGCAATAGCTTTGATGAATGTGGTATTATCTTGTACCCACTGCAAACGTTCTTGCATCGTTGCCTTATCAAGACCAAATGTAGTAGCTACTTGAAACGCTAACCACTCTTCAGCTTCAGGTGTCATGAATGACTCTTCATAAGACCTCAACAAACTTTTTCCAAAGTCTGTGTCTTGTGGAGTAAGAAAGGCAGGAATAGGGTAAGCTCTACCTCTGTAATCAAAAGACCACGGTAAGTAAAACTTCTCTTTATTCTTAAACCTCTTTACTGCCTCTAAAGTCATTCTAGTTCTACAAGACTTCCTAAACTCGTGAGCTTGTCTATTTAGAACTTCAGCTGCCTCTCTTCTGTAAGCTTTCCTTGACTCTGCATTCTCAGCTATATCTACAGGTTTAGGAGGTAAGGGATAGTTAACGACTGGTAAGAACTTTCCTACTGGTCTTTCTAACTTCTCTAACTCTTCCGCTACACCGACTATAAACTGGTTTAAACAGTAGGGAACCTTCTGAATCTTGTTTAAGAACTCTAGTGGTTTCTCCCCCTGTATACGGCAGTCATGTCCCCTCCTGACTAGCTTATGCCCGTTCATCACCTCATTCAGAAGGTAGCCACCTGATTGGGTGTTGCTCCAATCATTAGGAGGTATAAGCATTGGCCATGCAAGAGGGCTAAACAGTTCAGCATCTTTCATAACTGCGTCCTTGATATCTAGAAATTCTGCAGTTGGTATTACATACTGAACTGTCTTCTTGCCTTCTCTTATATTAAGCTTTTCAAACCAACCACTAGTTTGCATAATGCAATCTAATAGCCAACCACCTACTTTAACGCGATTGTCACGTCCCCAACAGTCCCACTTTTTAATGTTGTGTCGGTTCATGAGAGTCTGAATGACAGTTAGCTTTTGCTGTGTGCCAATAGACTTGTGCCAGTAGTTCTTCTTTAGCGTAGCAAGTAAGCCAGGTGCATTCTCCTCATAGTATCGCATCTGACATTCGTCTTCCAATGCACTACCAATGGAATCGCAGATGTTAACAAGTTGGTTCGCTTTATCTTTATATGAGAATACTTTATCAAATGTAAGCTTGAGTGAAATAGTAGCTGATGCTAATACTTCAAGCTTTGAGATGTATGTCTTGATAAGCTGAAATTGATGCCCAGTCCCACGTGTTAACCTATCATGTGTTGTCTTCTCAATATGGTCTACAAGGATAGGTAGTAGAGTATCAATAGAAGCTACACCATAGATACTAGCAGACGCATAAGACTTGTCTTCTAAGTCACGTGTGTTTTTACGTAGACGCTCTAAGCCGTGTGCAATAGCTTCACGTTCTAGCTGTATCTGTTCATCAATCTCTGCTTGTGTAATCAATAGAATCCTCCGCTGCGTCCTTGTGAATGTGATGAATGTGATTTAGATCATAGCACTGAGCAAGTTCGGGGTAATCTTCACTCAACTCAGCGAATTGTTCAATCGTAATCAGTGTCATAATCTTCAGCGTTGGGGGATACAAAATGGATAGCTTCATCGGTGCAGACTGTGAACTCTACACCCTCGTGCATTAGTGCTGCAACCTTAGCCTCAGCTGCACTGTGTTTCTGATAGACAAACTCCTTAACCTTACCCTTGTGGGTGTTAGCACGGATAATGCAGCAGACAGAACTAGGTAGCTCCCAGCCTGCTACCTTCCAAGACATCATCTCCTCAAATGTGTGAGGGATGAAGAACTCATCAGGTGAATCTTTGTATTCTTGCCAGTTGTTTGGATAGTACTTACCACTCATCAGCTTGCCTCACATTAATTAATTCATCGTCACGTTCTTGGGACAACTCTAAAGCTTGCCAAGCTGCACTCTCAGAGTCGGGTGCTAATAGATACATAGCACCTGAACGTAGGATCACCTCGTATAGACGTGGTTGGGTCATTTAGTTGTAC